GCGAATAAAGGCATCAGAAAACTAATGCCTTTAATCTTATCTACTACTAAACCAATCATTCAGCGGCTTCAGCCACTTTCTTAGTTTTAGCCTTACTTTTAGGAGGATCTAAAAGATCAGCCTCCTTGCGTAACTGTGCCGCTTCTTTATAAAGTGCATCAGCTCTGCTACGTAAATCAGAAGCTGTCATTGGCTTGGGATCGATCTCAATTTCTTTAGCTTTGATCTCTGCGGCCTTTTCCTTAGCTGTTTTCTTAGGAGGTTGACTTCCATCTGTAACTGCTAAATCTCCAATATCAACACCCTTTTGCTCTGCAATAATTTCGTTTAATTTATCTAACGATATCTGTGTTTGAGCATCAGGAGTCATGAATACTGAAGAAGTTGGAACTTTTTTCAAGTGTCCGTTGTTATGTAGATAACCTAACATAACACTACCATCAGCGAATCGACGTGTGGCCAAAATGTCTGCAAGTTCATTCGCTTGTTGACCGGCCTCGCTTTCAATTGTTGTCATAAGGAAATCGTGATAACTATCTCCTAATCCTTGTACACCTAATATTAGGCAACTATGCGGGTCTCCGGGAAGCGTTCTATAAACGACTGCTACCCTAGCCGAATTGTTCTTCATTTTACCAACGTGTTTCATGTGGTCTCCTTAGGCTGCTGGTTGTTGATCAGCAGGTTGTTGTGGTGCGACTGCTTCGAGAAACTTAACTAATTTGTTAAATTGTGTTCCGATAGCCTCCATCTCTGCGGCACGAAACGCACCGCGTTGTGCTGCCACCTCGATAATTGATTTAAGATTTTGTAAATCAATAACTGTTAACTCTGGTTGAGCTGGTGCCGCTGTTTGATCTTGTTGTTGTTCTGCCATTATAAATCCTTATTTTCTAAATAGGGGCATCCTAAAAGAAACATAGTTACTTCTTTAGAATCTTCTATGCCCAATTCGATAATCTCTATAATTTTATTTTGATCATCTACCTTTTGTCCTTTTTTGATGCAATATCTGCTGTCTAAATTAGTATATATCCAGCTGTCAATTTCGTCAATAGAAGAATTATTGATAGTTAAACTTTCAAAATGAGGAGGAATGTAATTGAGCCTTCTCAGGCCCAATACGTTTAACGGGTTCACTCTTCCTCTAACTAAAGCCATTATCTACCTACTTTATTTATAATGTGCAGTCTGGCCGAAGGGTGCGATTATGGTTTCATTACCGTGTACGATAAACAGGCTTTCGCAGTAATTTTCATCACCCCAACTACCACAAGGATATCCGTCTGTGAACATGATAAAGCGTTTTGGTTCGATACCCTGTTCTTTCATAAACTCGTAGTTTACATCAAAATCAGTACCGCCGCCGCCCTTGCATTCATATTCTAAAATCTCGTCGGCTATGTCGCCAGTAAATCTTTTGTATCCATATACTTTAGTATCGAATGTCCAAAGATCTAATTTGAAATCTACGTATTCGTCCATAATACCTTTAACTTCGCTTAGGAAATCTTTAGCCATAGTGTCGCTGATACTGCCCGACATATCAATAGCTACTGATATATCGATAGTTTCTTCGTTCATCATTCCCGGTAATACAGCACCGCTATGCATACTCTTACGATTAGGACGGCTAAAACTAAAATTGCTTTTTAAGATACTCTGGATGTTCATGCGTAGCATCTGTCTCCAGTCCATTTTAGGTTCTGTAAAATCAGAAATAAGGCGTTGGATGCCGGATGGTACTCGACCTGCTCCTGCGGCCTGAGCGGCAGCTACCATGGCTTCTTTAATCTCATCGCGGATAGCCTTCTTTTCTTCAGCGGTTAATCTTGGGCGACCCTTACCGTCTTTATTTCCATCTCCGCTACCGTTGCTGTCATCGTCGCCTTCTTCGCCATCGAGATGCTCGTCTAGTAATTCACCTAATGAATTCATATCTATCTTAACAGCGTTTTTCTCAATCTCTTCGTAAATCTGTTCGTAACTCCATCCTCGATATTTGTTATCTTGGAAAATCTGTATCCAGCTAGGAACTACTCCGATACGCTCATCGACTAAGATTTGATTAGCGGCATAATCAGCGGCAATATTTGATAGTTGAGGATCGCGTCCGTTGCGACGTCCCATATGATCAAATACATTATGTAATACTTCATGTGCGAAAGCAAACTCAGTTTCTTTTGGTTTTAACTGATCTACGAAATCATTGCTGTAATAAAAATTACGACCATCTGTAGCTAATGTTTGGCACCAGTGTGATGCATCTATTAACTTCATACGTGTTGCTAAATTACCAAAGAAAGGATGACGCAGTAAAAGACCGATACGTGCTTGTACTAGTTTTTCTACGATTTTACTTTTTTCAGCCTCGCTAAAAACTTTAGGAGCCTTAACTTTTTTAGTTTTTTCCTGTTTCATTACACTTGAACTAGAAGCCATATACATTCCTTTCAACAAAACATTATTATACACTCTAATTTACCAAAGAGCAAGTTAAAAAGGCCCCGTAGGGCCCTTTTTTAAGACTCCATCGCTTGGATAATAAATTTTCCGTATTTGTCATGGAACTTATCAAAGTACTTGAGCTTACTAGCATCAAACGGTAGTTGATAGTTAGTAAGTGCTACCTTAGCACCCATAACAACTAGTTCAGTTGGGAAATTATCCATCATAAACTTAAAGAAGTTATCTGCCTTGCTATTCCACTCTTTGTCTTTCTTCTGATCAGCTGTTTGAAGTTCATAACACATACTGATAGTTAAAGAGTACATAGCTGAGATTTCTTTGATGTCAAATTTGTTAACTTTACCATCTAGGATATCTTCTGGCTTAGGCATCTGTTTAGCTACCTTACGGTGTGCCATAAACTTAACAGCAAGACCTTCTCCGATAGCACCTGCTACTAAATCAGTTAATGTACCTTCTTCTAAATCGTCATCGTGTAACAAGTTACTTACGAATGACCAGCTACGTGGTGTAGCAAAGGCACGTGAACTAGAACGTGGATCAAAATCATACAAATCATTCTTAGCAAATGACACATAACCCACTACCTGCTCGTGTACTTTGTTCATAACTGCCCACTCTAACCAGTCATCAAAGTTACGCTCTAGTTCAATGTGTACGAAACGATTAGCCAACGGAGCAGGCATACGATAAGTAACACCTTTATCTGTTTCTCTGTTACCTGCGGCAACGATTGAAACGCCTTCTGGCAATTTATAAGTACCTACACGACGATTTAGAACCAATTGATAAGCGGCAGCCTGTGTAGCAGGAGCCGCAGAGTTAAGTTCATCTAAAAACAAAATAGCAGTAGATTCTGGATCTGTAGGCAATTCTGCAGGAGGTGCCCAAGTCATAGTACCTGCATCACTATTGTAGTAAGGGATGCCCTTAATATCTGTGGGTTCCCAAAGACTTAAACGTACATCGATAACTTCACGACCTTGCTCGTTACCAATCTGTTTAACGATATCTGATTTACCAATACCTGGAGGACCCCACATAAACAGTGGTTGTTTAATCTTTACAGCCTTGCGAATGCTTTTTTTAGCATCGTTTGGACCAACTGTACGATTACCGGAGATTTCTTTAGCCATTTTGTGCCTTTTAAAAGAATGTTAATAATTACTGCTCTAAAAACATTATTATACAGGTATTTAGGTAAATTGTCAACTAATATCTGTAGTGTTGTTTTCTCGCAACTTCTGTTTAGCTAGAAGATATTTTTGTATATCTCCTTCATATAGTATAAGCTCTACAGCAGTCTTTTCTTTGAAAACTAAGATATTTTTGCCCGTTTCGTCTAGATAATATGGTGCATCTATTAGTTTATCTAACTTTATTATTAATCCAGATGTCCATTCTACGCCGGGTGGTAAAACGATCTTGTATGATTTAACTGATAATTTTTCGGATAACATCACGAAACCTTTATCAGTTAATCTAAAACTTTTAGAATCTCCCATATTGCGGGGATTCATCCACCAGACATAATGGTGTTTGTTTATGCTCTTGCTGTGTGTTTCCCATCCGAGCTCTTTTAAAAACTTCTTAGTTAGTGCTCGTTTGTCTAACATTATTGTAGCCGTTCGCCTGTTGTAAGTTTATATACACTAAAATCGGTAGAATTAAACATTTTGTTTAATTTCTCAGCCAGATTAATAGCGTGTCCGCTGTTTGAAAATGATACTTTCTTGTATTTTGGACCTATCTGCTGTGCTACGAGACTAGATGTCTTGAGATTCACAGGCTGGTCCTTGTAGAATACCGCCCAAATTGCCTCGGCTTCCAATACTTGCTCAGTTTTGTAAGTTTTTTTGTTGGTTAGTTCTAATAGAACCGTTGGCTTTGGCCTTGACATGATCAACGTATCTCCAAATGTACGTTGATATTTATCCTGCTATCTAGAATCCACCACCGTCTATTTTAACTTCAATAGGGCCTATATCCTGTTTTTGTGTAGCTATTTGGTCTAATTCGCCAGCTAATCGTGTCATAACTATGCTTAAACTGTCGCTAAGTGCCTGTGCTTCTTTGATAGATAGGGTAACGGACTGTTTATTACCCTTAATAGCTATTCTAGCTGTATTTAGAAAGTCTTCTATTGGTAGTGTGTTTAATTGTCGCATTGTTTGCTCACAGTGTTTAATACAGATCGCATCTCGATTTCTGTCTTGAAAGGGCCTTTATAAGAGTATCGTTCTAATGTAATTAATTTTGGACAGAAACTCTTAACCCACCCTTTGCGGAATTGTATAACGTAGTAGCCCGCACAATAAAGACTTTTGCTTTTATTGCTTTTCGCATAAATCGGGAGTTTTTTAACTATGTTATATACCGGATTATGAGGCTTTGAAGATGTAGGATAGTCATAAACATTTAAATCCACAGTCTTCTTTATATTGTTTTTTTGTACTTTGCTAAGACCTTCTTCAAACAAAGCTACTCCAAATCTCATTTCTATCTCTTTGGCATCTTTAAGATCTACTTTAGTGCCCTGTCTATAAAAACTAAATCCCTTTTTCTCTTTATTGATAGTACCAACCTTAATACCTTCGTCTTCTACTATCCAACTTTTATTAGGTACCACGACCTTGGCTACTGCATTCATTGTTTATACCTTGCATTTAATGGTTCTGCATAACTCTGTACCTGATCACTGATACGTTGTAGATCATATTCTGAACAAAGTTTAAGCAATCTAACTCCTACCTGGCTGACATTTTTATCAGCTTGTACGGCAGTATCTATAGTATCTTGTATTAACAGTTTAATGTCAGCAGGCTGTGCGGTCAAGTCACATAATACAACATTTCGATTGTAATCCTCTAGCACACGATGTTCTATACCTTCGTGATCGGACCAACGCTGGAGCATGAGATTGTTCCAATTATATCCTTTGGTATTTCTGTCAGCGAATGCCTCACGGAGACCAACTTTATTCTTTGTCCCTTTCTCACGTACTCCTGGATAAGCACTAAAGACATTGTCGGAGGTGTCCCCACGCATACACTTCTCAAATAATAACCACTGCGGATCCGGTGCGGCCTTGACTTGTTTAGTTTTTTTATCAACGACAGGTTTACCTTTAGCATCGAAGTATCCTTCATGTGTAGTTGTTATTTCCATTACACCATTGTATTGTCTGACTTTAGGTGATATTAATTGTGCATAATCTCCGTCAGTTGATATAATAACATGCTCATCGTCTGGATGGCTTTGAATAAAACCTGCGATTAGATCATCTGCTTCTAATCTTTCATTTTGTAATACAGTACAGTTGGTCTTTTCTCTAATGAAGTTGGTGAACTCGTCATATGTTTCCCAGAATACTTTTTCTTCTTCTGCTTCTCTTGGACTATGTGCCGCACGAGCATCACTACGTTGTCGTTTGTACGGTGCATAGTAATCTTTACGCCAACTACGTCCTTCTAAACAGAATACAACATGGTGACCTTTAAAATCACGCCATGCCTTGCGGATACCATTTAAGGTAATATGAAATGCCATTCCAACCTTTTCACTAGTGTCGCCTCTTATGGCATGCCTAGCACGGAAGAATGTATTTGCTGTATCAACTAGTATATATGTCATTAGCCTATTTCTGATAAACCATCGTCTCGAAGTGCTCGTTGTACATATCCAGAATTTCTATTCTGCATATCTACTCCTGCCTCTGATCCGATATTCCTGCACAAATCTTGGAACCATTGATCGACTATTTCTTCTTCAGTAGATCCTATGTATCCTTGCGTTCTTAATTGTAACACAAAATACTCATTCCAGTCAAGTTCGAAAAATCCATTTCGAATATTATCTTTATTGACATGTGTGTCAAGAACTGCTACCCAGGGTTCTTTCTTAGCAGTAGCTTCTTCCTTGGTTATTTTTTTAGGTTCGGGAGATGTATATTTCTTGGCTTCTTTATAAGACTTCCATTTACGTTTAATATTTTCAAAAAATCCAAACATATTAAGTCCCCCACTCATTCTTAAATAACGGTACCTGTAGCCTATCACTATATCGCAAACCGTGTTTCATTGCCATTAATGCTACTGATTTAGCATTTAAGTTATATACACTTTCAACGCCTCCAACTGGCATAAAGTAAACATGCCCGTTAAATCCTGCCGCACGATATTCACTTGCGGCTTTAAGAGCGTAATCTCGATCTTCTTCTGTAGCAATAACAAACTTTAGGTATGCTGTGCCAAACCATT